TGGATCCCCTCATTGGCGCAACCAGCTCATCGGTAACAGTAAACTTACCTATAACGCTAAGGGTTTCTTTAGCCATGTCTTGCTCTTCCTTCATCATAGCCATGCGCTCTGCGTAAACATCCTTTAACTTACCGTTAACAGATAGCGTCATGAGTAACCGAGTGTGTTCTACTTGCACGAACTCTGTATAGTGTTTGTAATGAGCAATTCCAGCATCATTGGCTATTTTCATTCTCTTTTCGTAGGTATCCAATATCTGATCACCAGCCTCCTTAGCTTTTTCGGCTTGTATCTTTTCGTAATCTGCTTCTGCTAACTCTTTAATAGCTTGATTGGTTGCCTCAACCATCTTTCTCCGCTTTTCGTATCCCTCTGCTATCTCTAATTTAAGTTTATACTCTTCTTCAGCGTTTTTCTTTATTGCATCAGCCTCTCTTTGCTGCGCATCAGTTTTAGACTTAATTGAAGCCTCAACTTTATCGTACTGCTGAACTAAAAATTCATAGGTAGCAATGTGCTCATCATTAGTCTGCATAAGAAGTTTAGTGACCTCAATATCAAACTTCAGATCATCAGCCAAATCTTCTAAAGATTGACCAGCATCCAACCCAGCCTCGGTGAATAATAATACCTTTTTAGTAGAAGCATCTATGCCATCCATATACGTTGCCAACGTATTAAGCTCCGCTAAACCTTCCTTTAGTTTTAGTGCTTCATTTAACTTCTCTAACTCTTCGTTTACTACTTTTATTTTTACATCAGCTAAAGCTCCTATACTGTTAATAAAATCTTTAACAGCTTTTTTAGAAGCATCGCTTTGTCTTGCTAAGTTAGCTGAAGAAGAACCTGTGACAGCTAAAGCATGTTCGTACTGCGTAAGAGACAGTATCTGAGCGTCATTGTCTTCTACTACACTTTTTAGCTTTTCAAACTCTCTTATTTGTAAGCGTATGCTTTCTATATCAAGAAAGTCAAAACCGCCTATGTCTTGTAGCTGAGCTGAAGAGTTAATGAAATCAAGAACCGCATCATTTGCTTCTTTTGAAGCTCTTCCTACATTCTTACCAAACCAAGTAACAGCCGTAACAGCAACGTTAAGACCAACTATAAATGCGTTAATACCAGTAATTGATGATTTCATTGCCTGACCAAAGGTCATGCCTTGTTCTCTTGCATTTTTAGTCATTACAGCCATAAGTTCCGCTGTGTAACCAATGTTGTTACCAATGGCTCGCATCCCTTGAGCAAATCCAAACTGAAACTGAGCCGAATCCTGAACCATATCACTGAACGAGAATATAGCTTGGTTTCCAGCCGAAAACTGAGTGTTCATTTGACCAACAGCGTCACCAGACGTAGATATAGCTCTTTTATACTCATTAAGCCTTGCCTTAGCCTGAACCATGGTAGTGTTACCAGACGCTATAGAATTATACAGGGCTGTTTGTGCATCCGTACTAAGCTCGGTGTTGCTTACGTATTGATCCAGTGTCAGTATCGTATTATCAAGTATCTGATTTTCTCTTAGTAAAACATCATTAAGATTCTGAGCTTGCTTGCTATTCTCTCCATAGACACGAACTGTCTTAGACATTTCAGAACTTAAAGACTTTACTAAAGCCTTTTGGTTGTTAGCTGTAGAGATATAATCTTTTGTTTCCTTGTCTATATCCTTAGTTTGATTGGATGTGCTATTAAGTTTTTGCTGTAATATAGCAAGAGCCTCTTGAAGCTCTTTTACCTGCTTAGATGCGTTTGCGTCTACAACATTTTTCAGACTGTTAGCTGAAGAGCTATCTATCTTGAACTTAACATTGTATATTAAATCTGGCATCTAATTTATTCCTTTGGCTTGTGATAGGCTACTCTAGCCATCATGGCTTTTGTTATGTCTTCCACCGAACACTCGGCTTCAAGTTCCTTAGCTCGCAATGGATCGAAATCAGCGAGAACGTAACAGTAATAAACGTACGAACCGCCAATCTCGACCACTAGGTCATTAGGTGCGAGCAAGTCTAATGACTCTAAAGTACTCCGACTCCATTTATAGGTACTTGACGCCTCTTCGTAAAAAAATCCCAAGCCTCCTCGATAGTTCCTATCTCAAGGTCATCAGATTTCCATACGGTATCAGGCAATTCTTTAGCTAGTTTCATGCATTTTTCAGCAGTAAACTTGCAGTACTTAGCCCTGAAGTCTTCATCCATCATCCATGAGTTAACATGGTTTAACTCCTCAAAGGTGAAGTCATCTATGGTATACTTATCGCTTGTTAGCTTTTTGTGCACCTTTGGATGATTCTCTTTGTACCAATCGAAGAGCATATTTTTACGATCCTCGATTACTTTATCAAAGCGAATAGGGGTTGCTTTAACTTCAAACTTTACCCCCATAAATTCGCCTACTACTTTTGTTAGTCTACCCATAATTGCTCGCTTTATTATGTGTTATTACGTGTTAAATTCTGTAAACGTATAGGTACTATCCATCTGAACAGTTGGTTCGTTAAATTGTAACTCATCATCCTGTGCAATCTGAACAACAACGTCTACGTATACAGTTCCGTCTGGCACGTCAAGATAGTCTTGAAACGCCTGTACTCCAGTTATGCTGACAACATTAGAGTTTCCAGTAGACGTGGTTCCATCAATCTCAAATCCTTCGAGATAAATGTTAGCTTGACCTACAGTTCCGTCTGTATATGATTTTACATCAATGTTGAAATACAATCGCTGATTAGGGAACGGAAAGTACAATCTTCTTTTTACAGAAGCTGTACCAGCAGTTGTAGTGAAGAATTGACCATCTACTATATCAAAGTTCCAGCCAGTACCTCCAGTATTACTCCAACCGTCAGCTTTATTGTTACCGTCTGCGTCACCCCACTTGTACAGGGCTAAACCATTCTTGTCGTAAGACAACCCAGAAGAGTGTTTGCCCGTTGACGAATCATATCCGCCAAGAGCCTCACGCTGGGAGGATAACTTTATGGCAAGGTTATCTTCGAATCCAGACACAGCCTGAATGGTTCCTTCGCCCTGTAAGATTGAGCCGTCTGTACCATACCCACTAAAATCTAGGTCTGTTCCAGCATTAGCCCAAGTCTGTAGTTGAGACGCAGACGCAGAAGAGTATACGCCAACCAAGGTTAGGTCGTACACTTTGCTTGTTATGATTTCTCGGCTATTCTCAATGATAGCCGTATTTGGAGTTATGGATATAACCTGCCTAGACGCTTCTTCAGCACCCTCTTGATATATAGAGAATGTCAAAGAGGTGGTACCATCGGTTATAGCCAGCTTGCTAAGTTGCGTTGGCATGGTTACGTTACCTCCTTTGGGTTATTAAGATACAGTTACTGCGCTAGAACTATTTAGTTCTTCTGCTTGTGCTACTAATACGATTTCTCTTCTACCATTACTGAAGTCGTTATGACCTTGAATATAGGTTAACGGGCTTCTTAATGATGGAGAGTCACCTTTACCGTTTAATTTCAAGTATCCTTCGCTTTTGCCAGTTAAGGATCCAGCACTTACAACGTGAGCGTTGCTAAGGATGTCTCCACCACCGTCAAAGGCAGTTTGTAGAGTACGGATAACGATTCTACCAGTAAAAGACTCATAAATCTCACGATTATCCTCAATCATTACTGAGTTAGGAGTAATAGCGATTTCTGAACCGTCTACGGTAATTTGAGATATTACGCCAACAGATGAAGTTCCATCGTCTTGTAATATTTCAGCTGATTCAAAGATTAACTTGTTTGCCATAGTTTTGTGTTATGTTATATTTGGATTATGCTTTCAAAATTCACGTTTACAGATAAGTATCCATCATCCTCTTCTATGCTATCAGAACCTGTTACGGTTATGGTTAGCACATCGCTTGTAATACTTGATCCGTCTGTTGCGTTAGCCCAGTCAAATAACTGGTCAACGATTTCTAATATTCTGTCATAGTTAGATTCTCTAACACTGTGACTATCAGATTGTTCTACAAACACATTTGCCTGAAATCTTTGCAATACCTCTTCAGGCTTATCGTCTTGTATCATGTACTGTGTCGTAGAGCTTAGTAACTTAAAGATTACTACTTCTCTGATAATGTCACCACGCCTTCTAATATCGAAATTGTTTCCACTATATTTCAATACCTTGTTTACGGTTGGTCTAGCATCATTACCAGAGTACGTTAAAAATGATGATTTATAGCCACTAAGTATAGAGTTTCTATCCATAGAAGTTTAATTTTCTTTTAGAGTTAAGGTGTTTTGTTACGATCTGCGTCACCTTCTCTATGTTAGGCTTTTGATAAGAAGAGTCGCTATCATTAAACTCTCCCTCATCCGTTGGAAACTGTCTACGCTTAGGCATATGACCAATACCGTATTCGTGCTTATACATATAGTATGCGGCATCTGGATCAGAGTGATACATATTAAACCCATCATCTTTTATGTCATAAGTCAAACTTCTTTCAGCGTTACCAGAAAATCTTAAATCAGGTTTGTCTCTACCTGTTGCCTCCGCCTTTTTCGTTCTATAATACCATGGAGCCTCATCAGATAGTTCTATTCTTTCCGACCCGTCTGGATCAATAGCTTTTCGGTTAGCGTTGTCTATAGACTCTTTATAGATTCGACCCACTTGCTTATATACCTTTTCAGCCTTTGTGCCGTCAAGCATAGTATCAATGTCTTTTAGTATGGTCTCACCTAGTGTCATTGTATTAGTATATACTAGAAAATCTAACTCTTGGCTTTGTCTTTGGCTTTGCTAATAATCCACTTAATCTTCTGAGGTTAGCTGAAATGTATTGATTATACATACCATAATACTTTATAGCTTTCGTGTATGAAAAGCTATCCTTGTGTGTTGCGTCTTGCGAAAACCACAGCTCTAAAAATTTGTATGATAACAGGTCTACTAACAAGTCTTCTGTGTCGATCACATGTATAGCATCAAGTAACGCTACTTCTGTGCTATATGTATCATCATTTATGTATTCTCTCAATTCCTCTAAAATATCCGTTTTAAGGAGCTTGATTGCTTTAGCCAATATCAAGTTATCCTTTTGAGATAGATTGAGCGTTGTAGTGCCCGTAGTGACGTTAACTCCACTAAACGTAAGCTCTTCTAGTGCATCTATATTATCTCTTGTAAGGGTAAGGTCACTAAACGCCATAATCTTTATTTATTTCTTTTTTGTTGTTCATGTTTAACCCTGTTCCATTCGCCATACCATTTGGTAAGCATATATCCTAGAGTAGCCAAACCGATAAGTAAAGATACCCCAGCTGATACCTGATTTAAGGTTACACTAGAAAGCAATCCTATAGTTCCTATAACTGCTTTATAATCCATTATCTCATTTATATTTATCATTTTGCTGTTCATGAGCGTATAAAAAAAGGGAAGGGTTGTACCTTAGTACAACCACTATCCCTAATTTGTTTCTAGCTACAAGGATTATCCTTTAGCTTCGTTACCTCGAATGAATCGACCACCTAAGTCTGGTCGGAATACTTTGACTCCGTATAACATCTCGATTAAGATGTCAGCACCAGATTTGGTTTCTTCTACAGTCAACGTGTAGTTTACGTTGTTCATAGACTCGAAACCAGCAGCACGTCTTACGCCTGAACCAGAGCCACTGTCAACAGATGGCATTATGGCAGTTACAAGAGCAAGTGCAGATGGATCGTAGAAGAACTGCTCACGACCAGTGTCACCAGCAGCAATATCAACAGCAACTATTACGGTAGTGTCAGCAACAGCTTTACGTAATGGTTCTTTAAGTGTTAATACAGTTGCAGTTTGGCTTTCTACAACGTAATAATCATCAGAGCCAGAAGCTCCAGTGAAGTAAATTACGTCTCCTTCATTTAGATTAAGGTCAGCATCACCAGTTGAGCCATTATCTACAGATATAGTTGTAGCTCCAACAGCAGCGTTAGCAGCAACAACAACATTAGTTGTAGTGGCAGCAGTGTGGTTAGAACCTTCGTTGTCAACGTAGAAGTCGAAACCATACGCACGAGCCATAGCTCCACCTAACTGAATACCAGCATCTCCACGAGTGTTAGCTTGTTGAAAGATGTTTAGAGTAGTAAGGTCTTTTTCTACGAATGGGTCGATAACCATAATCATGTTATCGGTTACGAACTTACGAGAAGCCATAATTCTACGAGCTTCTGCAAGGTCATTGTCATCCATAACAGTAGCATCAGTTCCTTTAGAAGAGAAAGCTACTTCGAAAGCCTTACGAGCCTCAACTTTTACGTCTGAGTTGATTTGGTCAATCAAACGGTGTAAGTGAGGTACAAAGTGCTGTTGAACTAAGTCAGGAAGCGCAAATTTCTGGTCAGCTTTGTCGATGCTGAAACCAGTGTAGTAGTGCTTATTGATAGTTAAAGTCTCTTCATTAGCGTCTGGAGTATCTAAAGAATAAGATCCAGTGTACGCAGTAGGAGCACCACTTGGCTTTACCGCACGAGTGATGTTAACAGACTTGTTTTTAGAAGCTACTAGACCTTCAATGGAAGCGCCAGCTACGTTAGTAACGGCTTCGGATACCATTGGTCGGTTAGGATATTGGTTAGCTAGAGCTACCTCTACCCATGCTTCTGGTTCATATATTGAGAAATTGCTATTAATTGCCATATCTAATAAAAGTTAAATTAAATGTAAGTTTTGATTTAGCTTTTGGGTCGCTGTGACCTAGATATAGACAATTAAGGTGTTGCCGAACCATAATAAGATGGATTTATTGTTCCGCCCAACCGCCAGCGGCTCGTGAGGCAGCGAATAGCTCCTCAGCCTTCTGTCGATCTGCTGGATTAGCCGAACGTACAAGTTTCTGAAACTCTGCACGACTAGGTCTTTCACTAGCTGGAGTACCACCAGTTGCTCCGCCAGCGCCCACTTTCTTGGGCTTTGCAAATTGTTTAGCAAACTCAACGAGTGAGTTAGCCACTGATTTTCTGTTGCCTTGAGCGTCTAGGTCAGGTACACCGTCTTTGACGGCATAGAACTGCCCATTAGACTCTTCAATTTCATATTCATTATAGAACAGTTGCTCTATGTAGTCTTGCTTTAGTGTAAGCTCGTTATCCTGCTGTAAAGCACTAAACGCACTACCAAACTCAGAGTCTATTCTGTTTTGCATTTGAGTCATCATTAACTGCTCTTTTGCAGATTCAGCCTCTTGCTGATATTGCTGTAAGAGTTCTCGTAACTTCTCTGCTTCCCCTTTATCCTCTTGCTTAGGCTGTAAGGTTTGCTGTATACGAGAAAATGCGTCTTCTAGTGACTCAAAGTTATCCCCTAATAATTCAGAGAACTTACCAACAACGTCTTTTTCGACCTTGTTTTTACCCTCATTGTACGCACCTCGAAAGAATTTATCTTTGTCAAATGCGGGTTCAGTTGCGGGTTGTTGTTCAGTGTTTTGTGAGGTTGACTCCTCTAGTGTTGAATCAGGAGCTTCAACTTGCTCTATGTTTTCTGTGCTCATAATGTAATTATAAGTTAATTATTGCTCGCTATTAGATTCAATACCAACTTGTGCTTGGCGTTGAAGTTCTTCGGGTGGTAATATATCCACCAAATTTCGTAGGTCAGAGGTTGTTTTGGGCATGCCATACTCATCAAAGTACTCCATAACCTCTTCAATATCTTCTTGAGGCATAGAGCGCTTTCGCATGTATTCTGTAGTAAGTTTCTTGAGTAGAGGCAGACTGAGTGCGTGATACTGCATACCCTCTGTAATGTCAGAGAATATCTCATCCGCACTAGACAAGTCATAATGCTTGCTATACGTAATCATGTAGTCTTCGTATGCTTCATCTCTAACCTTAGCCATTCTGCGTATAACTTGCGTCTCTATACTTTCCATATCCATAGCGGTTGCCGCCAATAAACCTTGCTCTTCTACGTTATCGAATCTCTTAGCAGAGCCAGATACGTTTGACTTAACAACGGATTTGTCTCTTACTTGAGCCAATAAAAATATCATAGACATAAGGTCGCTGAATATTACATCTCTAAGATGCTGAAGACCCTGCATATCTGCTTGATATAGCATGTTGCTAGGTATTTGCTGGTCATCAGGAATGATAATAGCCATACCTACGCCCTCTTTAATCGTCTTAGAGTCGTACTTGTCATCGTCTGCGACACCTGCAAGGCTACGAACAATACTATCTGTAAGAACAGGTATTGGGTGACCAAACAGCTCGGATCCTTTCTTTAGGTCATAAAACAACTCAGAAACCGCTAGGTACATTCCCTTCAATGAATAACGTCTAGGCTTGCCAACCACAAAAGAGCTGTTAGCATCGGTTTGACCTTTTAATAACGTAGCTGGAACCTCTCCAAACGGGTTGGGTATGTCTAATACCTTCTCTTTCTTACCGTTGGTTTCCTCATACACACAAATGTATTCAGGGGTGTATGCCATCCACTTGTACTTCTTAATATTATTTATGTCATAGTACATCTGTCTAGTAACGAGCAACGTTAGCATGCCCTGTTGCATCTGGAAGTTCCATATCTCGTGAGGTCTTACTACGTAGTTATACGGAACCACCTTGCCATCTTCATCGGTAATAGGATTTCCATCTACATCCATCATAAGGTCAGTAACAATGGCTCCGAATCCAAGAACCTCTTTTACGAAGAGAACCTTGTCTCGGTAAAACTCGGTAATGGAGCATCCAGCGTCATCAAAGTTAGATTCTTTCCACTTCCAGAAGCTCTTTCCTTCTGGATACAATCTGTTTACGTTGTTTTCGTCATAAATGCGCTGTTGTGCGCTTAAAAACTTTTGCTCCAATGGAAACAGCTTCATTCTGCCTAGTCTTTCTCTGTACTCGTCATCAGACTCTATGCTTGACTGATCAATAATATACGACTTGTCTGAAAATACGGTGCTAGAAATGGCTGTGTACTCGTCATACTCCGCCTGAAACCAGCTGTTCATTATCTTTGCTCTGTCTAAAACGACACTGTAATAAGGATGCCTCGTCTCCTTTGTTATAATGTCTTCAACTACTTCTTTTGATACAGAGTAAAGTCTTGAGGTGTCTATCATTTTCTTGAGTATTGTAGTGCTATGGCTATTGCCTGTTGACGAGTGTAGCCTTCTTTTATGAGTTGGCGAATGTTTTTAGAAATAGTATCTGCAGACGAACCACGTTTTAAAGGCATATGTAATCACCACTTAACTTTATCAGCCCAATAAGCAGCAGACATCTTACCTTTAGCTATGTTTTTTGCGTGTCTAGCCTTAAAGGATTTGCGTCTAGCTTTTTGAGACTCTGTTTTTGGTGATTTACCAGCTCCACTCACTCCTTGCTGACCAAAACGTATCGTCTTTATTTTGTTGCCCTCCTTGGCTACAACAACATGAGACTTAGTTGGGTGATTGGGTGTACGCTTGGGTTTGTTGTACCCAGACACACCTGCTCGTTCCAATCTTGAGTCTTTTTTACGTTTCATGGTTACGAAAATAGCTATCATTTATGGTTTGATTCAATACTAAAGTTATTTATATTAGATCCATGAAATGGATAGAAGTAACAATAAAGCCAGAAACCCAAAAGAAGTGTATTGACTTTGTTGAGGCTGTGTATAGAACCAACAAAAAGACTCAAGA